TGCGCGCAACAAGCTGCCCCTAGAGTGTGTCGTGGTTGAAAGCGATTGGCCTGAATATGAAATCGTGTGGGGAATGCTTGAAGCAAGAATTGAAGGCAGGCCAAACCAAATCACAGCCCTGCAAGCCCGCATCGCGGAGCTGGAAGCGGCGCTAACAGAGATTGACGGATGCTTCGAGGCGGCGCTTTTTGAGGGCTGGATTGAAGCACTGGCTGACGGCGATATGGACCGCATTAGAGACATATACGGAAGACGTATTAATTATATTAGGGGCATTATTGTGCAAGCCGCAGAGAAGGCTAAGAGGGAGAATGTAGATGAGTGACTGTGAGCATAACATCATGTTACCTGATTACGGAAACCCGCTTTGCAGAAAGTGTGACCAGTCCTTTGAGACAAAAGACCTGTTGGAAGAATTAACCAGAATAAAGGCCGAAAATAACACTCTAAGAAATTGGGTTAATGATAGCGGCACTAATGAAAATCTACGAGATACTATTCTTTTGCTCGCCAACCAACGCGACACACTGCAAGCCCGCATCGCGGAGCTGGAAACAGCCTGTATTCATGCGCGCTTTTACATTGACGGGCTTGCCGATGATGCTTATGAAGTAGACAACGCTTTGGCCGCTGCGGGATATACAGGAGTCAAACGATGAGTAAATACTACAAACGGTCAGCCGTAATAGAAGCCATTAACTTCGATGACTTGGTACAGCATGGAATCGACAGTGGCGGCAACATCGTCAACGGTATGCCGTGGTCCTTTAAGTTTCGAGGGCACGCCATTACTCACGAGAACGATAATTGCTATTTAATTGCGTCGCCAACAGGCGGATCGTTGCCATTCAAGCGCGGAGATATGCTCACATTTTGCGGTGATGGGTCATTGTTCCCCATGGAGTTAGCTTATTTCTGCATGACCTATGCAGAATTGCCGGAGGCGATACCAGCGCCGCCACCAGAACAGGAAGGTATGACCATTAAGGGAGATGGCGATCTATCCACCCTGAGGGAGTCGATGCGGTGGATACCTGTTAGCGAGAGGCTGCCGGAAAACGATGATGAGCGGCAAGGCCAATACCTTGTAGCAGTTGAGGGAAAATGGGTCAAGATTTCATATTTCTGCCCGCAGTTTGATTGGGACTATGCCGATGTAACCCATTGGATGCCCCTCCCCAAACCACCAGAGGACAGCAGCGATGAGTAGCGCAGCACATTGCGGAAGGCATGAGGTGTATCGGTGCAGTGAATGTGAAGCAAAGTACAAAGGCACAGATTACTACGCTAGAGGAGATAAAGAAGTGACTGACCACCAACCAACCGAGCAAGACAAGGTAGCCGCCGATTACTGGACAACCAGAGCAAAGGTTGGCCCAGAGGAAGCAAACAAACAATTTCAGGTATTACATTCTCCGCGCCATGATTGGGCTGATTGTGCTATATCACCAGACTTTTTGGGCGACAGCAGGTATCGCCGCAAGCCCAGCACAGTGACCCTCAGCTATCAGGGCAGGGAGTGGGAGTTGCCGGTGCTATTAGGAACATGCTGTTTGACGGGCGATGCATGTGGTGTTGTGAGCAGGCACCGCGATAAGGATAACGCACTGGTATGGCTCGCAGCCCTGCGGGAGCTAGCCAACGGGGAGGGCGGGCAGTGATTGATTATAGCGATATTAAAATTGGAGATAAAGTGCGCGTAGTTGGTATGGGCGCTCCGGGATATGCTCAATTAGGGGATGTGTTAGAGATTGTTAACGTTTCACATAACCGCGTTGATACTCGTAAACATGATGGCGCAGAGGCATATTTTGCACTGACTTGCGGCGCGTCACGACTTGAAAAAATTAGCGCAGGCGACAACGGGGAGGGCGGGCAGTGAGTGAGCCAGAAGTACGGGTGAAGTGGTGGCAGCAGGACACGCTTGAGTCTGGGCATTTTGAGGTAACAGGGCTGATGCCATTGTCTCATGCGCGTCTTTGGGTTGAGTCGCGGCAAGAAGGGGAAATAGTTCAAGATGAGGAAGGCTGGCCGCCGTTTCCGATGGGTGGCTTCCAGTGAGTGCTAAACCACTGCTAATCATCGCGCTTTTAGCACTACCCGTGCAGGCGATGACAATCCTGCCACCGTACCTGCCAGAGCCAGCGGTAGAGTGTGACGCCCCGAAAGAAGTGAACTACCTGTACTCGAAAGTGCAATGCAGGTTCCACGGCTACCCCTGGGCGATTGACGTAGCGCCGGTAGCCTACCTGATACCCACAACCGGCAAGCTGCGGCTCACGATCCAGCGGCATGGATTTACCGCCACACCCACCGCTTGCACTAATGCCGATGGCTATGTAGCGGGGGAGTTAGTGATAAAGCCATGCGCGTCATCGTTTCCAGACCTGAGAGCCTACGGCACATCGCCTTTGCTGCTCGCATGGGGCGGGCCATTTCTCAGCCACAACTATGAGGGCTATCTAGCCTGCGCCGCTATCGAACACGCAGTTAAAACGTGGGGAGCGCGTATTGATTTTGCTCAAGGCTTTACCCTGCGCGGCACAAGCGAGGGCGGCACATACGCAATCCTGCAATCAATCCTGATGCCCTGCGTTTGGCGCGAGCTAATCAGGACGGTGGACGCTACGCTACCGCATACGCTTTTTGTGAAACAGCCAACGGGACAGTATTGGCGTGACCCTAGTGTGCGGGCGGCGTGGGGTGCGTTTGACTGGCGCGAGGCTGACGTTGCTACGGCTCTTGCTAACGGCAAGGCGTCTCAGATTCACTACAAAATCAGGGGCGCGTCAAATGACTCGCTAGGGTTGGTAGATACTGAGTTTTTTAGGTTGTGCGATGCACACAAGGTGCGCTGTAACGGCGTTTATGATTTAGGCGGGCACTCGCATACCGGCGAGCCTGGACTGACTTGGCCGCGCAACTGGGCCTATCCTTCGGCGGTGCTGACTGACAGCAGCGGCAACCATTGGGGCATGGAGCGCGGGCATTACAACGCGGGTCTAACCTCATGGCTAGACGGTGGGCGGCTGTATGTTCGCTACCAACGGCTGACGGGTATCGGCGGCGGCATGATATGCCCGAAACGATAACGGTAAACGCCACCTATGGCGGCGTGACACACCCATTAACGATTACAAGCGGGCAGACGCTTGAGGTGCAACCATGACCAGAGAAACGCGCGAGCCTGTATGGACGCATAAGGGTTTATTTTTGGGGATTGTCCCGATTTTTCTGGCAGATACTTTTTCCGATGAGCCAATGCTAGCGGGGCGGGGTTTTGTTAGCGACATCATGCTGGATATTGTGGAAGCACTGTTTGGTATTTTCTGTATTTTGATGAGTGCTGTTGATCCTGAGTTTGAGGCAATGTTTCCAATAAAAATTACTGGAGAAATTTCACCATGACCAGAGAAACGCGAGAGACAGTAACGGTAATCCTAGCGGCTGTGCTGTTTGGCGGGCTGGCATTGTTTGCGGTGGGGTTGATGGCGCAACCTGCACAGCCTGTGGGGTGCGACGATATACAGCCTATCCCCCTGGTTTACACGCGACAGCCGAGGGCGACGACCCCCCACGCTGACCAGTTTGGCGCGGTGGATGAGGGGGCGAATTGGCAGCACTACATCGACATAGCCAAAGTTGATGGGCCGATGGGCGAGATGGAGGCTGTTTTTGATGATCTTAAAGGCAATATCAAGCCGCTGCCCGGAAGCTGCCTAAACACTCCAGACGTGTGTGCAACCCATCAAGCAAGAGTAGCGCCCAACGGCTTTCAAATTGCCTATGTGATTTCTCGCGGTGACAGCCTCGCAATGGTCAAGGCATGGGGCGGTCCGTGGTTGAAGGATGTGTTTGAGTTTCACGCCAAAACGTCCGAGATATGGATTTACAACGTCATCAATGGGAAGTCGGCGCAAGTGACCAGCGGGCATCAAGATAAGGAGCCGGACTGGATTAACAACAACCGCCTAGTGTTTGCCAGTGACCGGCACGGCACCTATCCACCCCTAGCCTACGCAGACGTACCAAAGGGCGGCGCGTACCCGCACAGGTCACAACACCTATTCGTTGCCGACCTAACGAAAGACTTGAAACTTGCCAACTTCAAAAACTACACGCCTGAAGCGGCTCACGTAATGGCTCCAATGGTAGCGACCAACGGCGACATACTTTATAGCCGATGGGAAGGGTTTGGGGATAGGGGCAGAGAGCATACCCCGAATAATATGTGGTGGATTGAAGCGGTTCACCAAGACGGGACTAACAACCGTTCAGTCTTGGGCGCACACGGTAGCGGTTACATCAAAACGTCCGAGTTCTTAGCGGATTGGGTAGACCCGCAACGCAAGGGAGAGGGGCACACGATCATCAAAGGGCTGCGCCCTCCGGTGGAGTTGCGCCCTAACTACTTTGCAACGGTCAATTACTATCGGGGCAACAGTACCGGCGCTCTCGGTATTATTCTGGGATGGGAAGGCACTGGATTGCAGGAGGGCGTCTCCAAACTCGACAACTACATCTACCGCTCTGCCAACAATGCCAAAGAAGGCTCCGGCAGATTCATTCCTCCGACTCTGTTAGCCCTCACGCCCTACGGGACGGATACAGACGCATCCTTCCCACGGTTCAGCAAAGCAGGCGTATCAGCGGGCAGGGCAGGCTATCCCGCGCCTAGCGTCAACTTTGAGCATATATTCACGCAGGGTTGGGGCTGGTGCTACGAAGCCCCGCAAATGTCGCAGGCGACCAAAGCCTACATGGGCGGGCCAACCTGCAAAAAGGAAATCCGAGGCGCTAAGGTGTTGCAAGTTACCAACCCATTCGACCCCGCGCAGTCTCAAGTTATCGCCTGCCCTGAGGACAAATGGCATTGTTTCGACGCGAGGGAGGTCACAACCTACCAAGCGTTATTTGGTCAACCGGAGCCGACACAGCAGGTCAGTAAGTTGGCGGGCGATACGTGCGAGCTAAACATAGTCAACCTCAAGGCGGCGGAGTTGAGCGCATTCCCAGGCGCAACGGCGCAGGACAGGGTTAGCTTTCAGGGCAACGCCGCGCTCAACTATACCGAGGTAGTAGATAGGTTCAGGGTCGAGAAGCTAACGCAGTGGACAGAGCGCCCATTGGGGCAAGGCTACAAAGCCGCCGAGGTCATATCACTGACCAAGCCAGAAGCCGATGGAAGCCTGCGCGTCCCTGTACCTTGCGAGACGCCTATCAGGATGACCGCGGTTGATGCCGCGGGTAATATCGTGGCAACGGACAACGTAGCCCACTCATTACGCACGGGCGAGCGTAGGCATTGTAAAGGCTGTCATTTGCACAGCACAGACGTTACCGGCCCGCATGACGCGGAAAAACTGTTCTCAACAACCATCGCAGGGAGTAAATAACAATGTGGAACGAATTATTTGCAACAGCATTTGTTACAGGCGGCGCGACGACCATTGCTTCTGTAGCTTTGTACGAACGAAGCAAAATCATGCAGTCTAATTGCTATTATTTTATGTCAAGGACGGCTATCGCGTCAGCAGTACTTTTGTGGTGTTCATCTTTGGGACTTATTTGGAGCTAACGACATGAAACTAGACTGGAGCAACCAACCCCGAAAGACCAAGATCGTAACCGGCGCGGGTATCGTATCGCTGGAGTTCAAGACAACCGAATCGGGGACTTACAAGGGCTATTTCGGCGCGGCTGCTGATAGCAGTTCGGGTCATTTGGTGCGCAGGATGTGGTTCAGCCGACAGCCTGGAGGCGAGCCAATCAAAGCCATGTACAAGACCCCCAAAGGAATCAGGAAAAACGCGGCAACGGCATCGGGCGGGGGTGAGTTCAAGCTGAATTGGACGCAAGGCGAGCCGGTTAACAAAACGCAGGTTCCGCTAAAGCCGAATAGCGTTTACTATCTGAACATATCGCAGGTCAGCCGTGACGGTGGGCAGGAGCCTACCCGACTTGCTGCAATGTTTCTAAGCGCATCAACCAGCGGAGAGCCGTAACATGCACAAAGCCGTACAATACTTTAACGAAATGGCAAGCCTAGAGGGTAAAGGTGTGCCAATCAACTGGCAGGGGGTGGCTAGGCAAATGGCGGTTATATGCGATATTGAGTCGTCTATACCGCCAGCGGTAGACAAGCCCGCGCCATTACCAGAGCCGCCACAATAAGGGGATAACATGAGCGAAATACTGATAATCAATCCAGGCGAAAAAGTCACAATCACCTTGCCTGAAGCAGCCAAGTCACAACAAGAGTACGTCATTACAACTGCGGCAGGGCATAGGGCAACGATAGCTGTGCCAGAGAACAAGGACGCCGATATAATGCGGGCGGCACTTGGCACTATACTACTATGGAGCTATGACGCTTGCGGCCCCGCAGATATGCCCACAGCAAAGGAGTGGCTGAACAAAATCAACCAAGTAGCCACAAAAGCATTAAAAGGGGGGTAACAAATGGAATCAATGAGCCTCAGACACTTCCCAGAGCTAGACCCTATCAGCACAAAGCCCAATGAGGTCGCACGGCGCAGGCTTGAAAAGGACATAGCCGACTACCTAGCCAGAGGGGGGCAGATTGAATCAGTGCCAGTCCTGATAGGCGAGCCACTACAGCGCAAGACAAGGCAGGAGCAGGTAGACATACTGCGTAACAGTACGTGGCATTTCAACAAGGGGCCGGTATGACAGCAGTGCAATTACGTGTTGAACCAGTATTAGGCCAAAACATTGAGCGGGTAGCCGAGGCCATGTGGTCACTAGGGGCACGCCTGCAAATGGAGATTTTGGCAGACTTTAACGGTGTACTGTTGATAGCGCGATTAGGGGCGAAGCCCGATGATATTGTTAGGCTATACCGCGCCCATGCAATGAGAAGTGCGGTGTAGTGTTCCACGTGAAACAATTTGCATAATACGCAAAAGTTTGCATATAATTAGCTGACCCGCTATCCCCAGCGGGCTTGGCTTTTTGGCGGGTTTCGGCCCGCCCCTTTTTTATGAGGGTATGCAATGCCAGCAGGGAGGCCAACGCTCTACAGCCCTGAAATGCTCGCCAAAGCTAAGGAATACCTAGACAGCGGGTATCTGTTCAACGGCAAAGTCATCCCCTCTCATGTAGGACTAGCCCTATACTTGGGCGTAGACACGCAAACCCTTGATAATTGGGCAGAAAAACCAGAGCATTCAGAATTTCTCGGTATATTGCGTGATATTCAAGCCAAGCAGCAAGAGTTATTGATTAACTCAGGGCTAACAGGTGAGTTCAACAGCGCCATTACCAAGCTGGTGTTAGGCAAGCACGGCTACAGCGAGAAGTCAGAGACAACCCTTCAAGGCGGCGACAAGCCTATCAACTTCATTCCCTGGCAGGTAACAGGTGTTGAGCCAGCCTAGCCCCGCCATAAGCCTCAAGGTCGCCGCGCCATTACTCAGGCTGCTACAGGCTAAGACCCGCATCAAGATTGCTGTAGGGGGCAGGGGCAGCGCCAAGAGTACGGGCGTAGGCGACATAATGCTGATGTTCGCTGACTACGGCAACCGCATATGCTGTGCGCGTGAGTTCCAAAACTCCATTGATGATTCAGTACACGAAAACCTCAAGTTAGAGATTGACCGGCTTGGCTTAGAAGATAAGTTTGACGTGATGGCCACAGAGATCAGGGCTATAAGCGGGGGGGAGATATTCTACAAGGGTTTAGCCCGCAACATTACAAGCCTCAAGTCTTTGGCTGGCGTCAAATATCTGTGGATTGAGGAAGGCGAGAGCGTATCCGAGAACAGCCTCCGCATATTGACCCCTTCTATCCGTTCAAGCGCGTCCAGTAACGTATCAGAGCTTCACCAGCCCCCAGAGATATGGATTACCATGAACAGGGGCAGCAGCAATGACGCGGTGGCTAAGAAGTACCTCAGCCGCGCAGAGCCTACCCTCGCCAAGCAGGGATGGTATCAAGATGACCTGATGACCATTGTTAACCTGAACTGGAGGGATAACCCCTGGTTCCCCCCTGAACTAGAACAGGAACGCCTAGATGACTTGGCGCACCTAGACCCTGCCGAGTACCGCCATATCTGGGAGGGGGAGTATTCCGATACCGTACCTAACGCCATTATCCGCCCCGAATGGTTTGATGCTTGCGTCGATGCCCATGTAAAACTTGGCTTTGCCCCATTAGGACAAGAGCGGGTGGCCTACGATCCTGCCGACTCAGGGGATGAAAAGGCGGTGGCTTACATTCACGGCTCAGTAGTCCTAGACGTTAGGAGTACCGAGGAGGGCCGGATAGACACGGCAACCGATTGGGCTATGGCCTACGCAATAGACCGCAAGCCAGATGTGTTTACGTGGGACGCTGATGGAATGGGCATGGGGCTAAAGCGGCAGATCACAGATGCCCTCGCCGGTAAGAAGGTGGCTATTGAAGCGTTCAGAGGGTCAGAGGGTGCAGACAACCCAGACGCCCCCTATCAACCGATGGACTCGGACGTTAAGAAGGCCAAGAGCAATAAGGAAACATTTGCCAACAAGCGGGCGCAATACTACTTCATGCTCAGGGACAGGATGCACCGTACTTACTTGGCCGTGGATAAGGGCGAGAAACTGTATAACCCTGACGACCTTATCAGCTTTTCCAGTGACATAGAGGACATAGGGGGATTACGGGCAGAAGTCTGCCGGATACCCCGCAAGCACAATAATTCTGGCCGGTTGCAACTGATGACCAAGCCGGAAATGCTCAAGCAGGGGATAAAGTCCCCCAACATGGCAGACGCAGTGATGATGTTAATGCGTCCGTTTGACGTTACGCCTAACAGCGTAGACATAGATTTCGAGGGCTGGTAATGGCTAGGCGCAGGAAGGTAAAAGAAGCGGATACCGAGTCGGGCGTACAAAGCCACGACTGGATGCTGCAACAGTTAGAGGCAGCGCAGAAGGCTGACCATGACAACCGCGAGAAGGCTCGTGAGGCGGCTATCTTTGTCCATCAAAGGGGCGGGCAGTGGGAGCAACGATGGTGGGAGCGTTCAGACGGTAAGCCCCGGTATGAGTTCGACCTTGTTAGCCCTATTCTGGATCAAGTCCAAAAGACAATGGATAAGCTGGACTATGAAATCAAGGTACTACCCGCAGGCGGTGGAGCCTCCGAGGACGTTGCG